CACAATATTGTTACATCGTAAAAAAGAGTCAAATACGTTATATACAATAAATGCTTTAAATGCATTAATCAAGTCTTTGAACAATGGTATTTTAGATACCAATTATCGCATTACATGGTTGGATTACAAAAATTCAATCTTGTTAATTCAAAATAATGATTTAAATATCATTCAAACAAAAATCCATAAGATAATTAATCTGTAGGATTTCTCAATTATTATTACCGAGTACAATTTTTAAAACTTAAATAGTTATATTATGGATTTAGCTTTGTTAAAGCAAAAATTAGGTAATCTTAACGCTCCAAAAAACAGTGGGGGTAAGACTTACGAAAAAATCGACTACACGAAAGTGTTCTGGAAGCCTCAAGTAGGTAATTATACGATTCGCATCGTACCATCAAAATTCAATAAGCAAAACCCATTCCGCGAGGTATATTTCCACTATGGATTCGCTAAAGGTCCGGTTTTGGCATTAAACAACTTTGGAGAAGCAGATCCAATTATGGAATTTGCAGCAAAATTACGTCAATCAAAAGATCGCGATAACTGGGCATTAGCTAAGAAATTAGATCCTAAAATGCGTGTATTTGTTCCTGTTATTGTTCGTGGTGAAGAACATTTAGGTGTTCGATTGTGGGAATTCGGTAAGGAAGTATACAAATCTCTTCTAGGATTTGCTGCTGATGAGGATTATGGTGACTTTACTGATATCCAAGATGGATTTGATTTTAAAATCGATGCAGTACAAGCAGAAGTTGCTGGTCGTAAAGTAGTTAGCTGTACATTACGTCCTCGTCCAAAATCATCTCCAATTGCTGAAGATGCTGATCAAATTAATAAGTGGTTAGAAGAACAACCAGATATTATGACGATTAATCGCAAACGCGAGTACAATGACATCAAAGAATTATTAGCTAAATGGTTAAACCCAGATGCTGAAGAAGAACAACAAGCACCTGCATCACAATCAACACCTGCTGAAGCAGCTCCTACAACACAATCAGATTGGGTAAATGACAATCAAGTAACAGAGCAAGAACGTGCTGCATTTACTTTGAATACAAACTCATCCGATAAATTCGACGAATTATTTCAATAATGGCAAAAAAATCAGTTTCGGAAACCGTATCAACGGTACTAGGTGATAAGTCTAAATTTAACTTGGCTTCTTTTAAGAAGTCCAAGTTTTTAGACCAATCAGTCAAATTTAAAGCACAGAAATGGCTACCATTATCTCCTGCGTTTAATGAAGTATTATCATTACCAGGTATTCCAATGGGTCATATCACATTACTTCGAGGTCATTCAGATACAGGTAAAACAACAGCAATGTTAGAGTGTGCAGTAGCAGCTCAAAAAGCAGGTGTACTGCCAGTATTCATTGTTACTGAGATGAAATGGAATTGGGAACACGTTAAGCAAATGGGATTCAAAATCAATGAAGTATTCGATCCAGAAACTGGCGAATTAGTTGATTATGAAGGTGATTTCATTTATATCGATAGATCTACATTAGGTACAGTTGAGGATGTAGCAGCATTTATTGCTGATTTGTTACATGAACAATCTCAGAATCGATTACCATATGATTTATTATTTCTATGGGATTCAGTTGGATCGATTCCATGTAAACTATCTGTTGAATCAAACAAGAACAACAATGAATGGAATGCTGGAGCTATGTCTCAATCCTTTGGTAACTTTATCAATCAAAAGATTGTATTATCACGTAAAGAAAATTATCCATATACTAATACATTAGTAGCGGTAAATAAAATTTGGGTAGATAAGCCATCAATGCCGATGGAGCAACCAAAAATGAAGAATAAAGGTGGAAACACGATGTTCTTTGATTCATCAGTTGTAGTTACATTCGGTAATATTACAAATGCTGGTACTAATAAGATTAAAGCAACTAAAGGTGGTAAAGACGTTGAATTTGCTAAACGTACTAAAGTATCAGTAGATAAAAACCACATTACTGGTGTACAAACTAAAGGATCTGTTATTATGACAGTACACGGTTTTATTGATGATGACAAAAAAGCAATCGACAATTACAAGAAAGATCACTCCGAAGAATGGTTACGTATCTTGGGAACAGCTGATTTCGATATTGTAGAAGAAGCAGGCGAGGACGGAATCGATACATCAGTAATGTTTGACCAAGAACCAGAATAAAATGGATAAAGACTTTCTAAATAAGTTATTATCAGAATTAAACGCTGATAAAAATAATTCAAAGAACGCTAGAGTACTCATTGTAGATTCAATGAATACATTTCTCCGCTCATTTGCTATTATTCAGCACTTAAACCCCAACGGCCACCATGTAGGTGGTCTTGTTGGTTTCCTTAAATCGGTTGGTTATGCTATTAAGCTATACCAACCGACTAGGGTTGTTTTAGTGTTTGATGGACAAGGCAATTCTACTAATAAAAAGTACCTATATGCTGATTATAAAGCAAATCGTACTAATTTAAAAGTAACCAATTGGAAAGTATTCGATACTAAAAACGAGGAAAGCGAATCAATGGCTAATCAAATGGGACGATTAATTGAATATTGCACTCAATTACCAGTGTCAATGATTTCAATTCCAAAAATTGAAGCCGATGATGTAATGGGTTATTTAGTACAGAAATTCGAAGCAGATTCTGAAGTAGATGATATAACAATTATGTCGGCTGATAAGGATTTTCTACAATTAGTGTCTAAGAAAACATCTATATATTCTCCAACTAAAAAGAAAACATATAGACCAGAAGACGTACTAGAAGAATACCAAATCCATTCACATAACTTCATTAATTATAAATTATTGATGGGTGATGCTGGAGATAACGTACCCGGAGTGCAAGGATTAGGTCCTAAAAAATTAATTAAATTATTCCCAGAATTGTTACTTCCAAAACAACTGGAAATCGAAGATTTGCTTAAAAAAGCACGTGATAATGAATCATCAAATCCGTTATACACTAAAGTATTGCAATTTGAGCACCAATTGGGCATTAATTACCAGTTAATGTCACTAAAAGATCCAAATATAAGCGACGAGGATAAGCGCATTATTGATGAAACAATTAATGAGGCACCACCATCACTGAATATAGGAAGTTTCGTTGAAATGACGGAGAATGATCAACTAAATGAACGTGTAAATTGGCAAGGATGGTTGATAGAAAATTTTTCTTCGTTAGATTGGAAGCAATAAAAGTTATAAATAAAGGTTATAAATGACAGCACTAGATAGTTTAGATAAGTACGGGAATTCGTTCCAAACCAAAGTATTAGGTTTGTTACTAACGGATAGGAAATTTCTAGTAGACGTATCAGATTCAGTTACAGACGATTATTTTGAAAATACAGCACGTAAATGGATCGTAAGTCGTCTACAGAAGTACTTTGACGAATTTCACACGACTCCTACAATGGAGGCACTTCAGATCGAAGTAAAAAAAGAAGATAATGATGTATTAAAGATTGCTGTAATCGAGGAATTGAAAGAAGCCTATAAAATGGCTGATCAATCACACGATAAAGAATATATCGAACAGGAATTTTCAAAATTCTGCCAAAACCAACAGATGAAAAAAGCAATTATGACGTCTGTTGATTTATTGAATGATGGCGACTATGAATCAATCCGTACATTAATTTCTAAAGCAATTGTTACAGCACAAGAAAAAAATACTGGGCACGATTTTGCATTAGATGTTGAAGCACGTTATAGACCAGATGATAGACGTGTTATTCCAACACCTTGGCCACAGATTAATTCAATTACTCAAGGTGGATACGGCAAAGGTGATTTAGTTATATTCTTTGGAGGTCCGGGTTCTGGTAAATCATGGGCAGCAATTTCAATGGCGTTAGAAGCTGCTAAATTAGGTGGTAAAGTTGTATATTATACACTTGAATTAGGTGAAGGTTATGTTGGACAACGTTTTGATGCCAATTTACTTAGAATTCCAGTTGATCAATTACCACTACATCGAGTTAAAATCGAAGACGCAACTAAAGGATTAGAAGGTAAATTAATCATTAAAGAATATCCACCAAAACGTGCATCATTAGATGATATTGAGCGTCATTTGGATCAAATGTGGACACAACATAATTTCAAACCAGATGTTATCTTTATTGATTATCTAGACCTATTAAAAAATCGTCAACGCGCTAGAAATGAACGTAAAGATGATTTAGATGATATCTATACAGATGCAAAAGGATTAGCTAAGGAATTAGGTATTCCAATTGTATCACCATCACAAGTAAATCGTTCAGGTGCAGGAGAGAAAGTAGTTGAAGGAGATAAAGCAGCCGGATCGTATGATAAAATTATGATTGGCGATATTATTATCTCTACATCTCGTCTACGAAAAGATAAAGTAGATAATACTTCTCGTTGGCACATTATTAAAAATCGTTACGGTACAGATGGTATTACATTCAATTGTGATTTTGAAGGATCAACTGGAGTGACTCGTATTACAGGAGAGTACGTTGAGGATGAAGATGAGTCAAATGGTGCACCAAAACAGCAACAAAGAACTAGACAAGATATAGACCCAGACGACAGAGAATACTTAGCAAAGAAGTTTTTCGAATTAGCAACTCCTTCTTAATTATCATTAGTATATACTGTATTTATATCTGCACCTTAAAAAATTAAAATAAAATCTATGATAAAAGTTACTAAATTTTCAGCAGCATGGTGTGGACCATGTAAAGTGCTGGCACCAATATTTGAACAAGTTAAATCAACAGTTGATGGAGTTTCATTCCATGATGTTGATGTTGACGCGGATTCTGCAGCAGCTATACAATATAAAGTACGAGGTGTTCCTACTATCGTTATTGAAAAAGATGGACAGGAAGTAAAACGTATTGTAGGCGGAACTACACAAGCAGCATTAACTTCAACTATTAACTCATTTAAATAATATGATCACAGAAAAACGTTTATTCTATAAGCCGTTTGAATACGACCAAGCACATGAATTCTTAAAAGCACAACAACGTGTGCATTGGTTACCCGAAGAAGTTACATTAGCTGCTGATGTTAATGATTTTAAATTAAAATTGACTGAATCTGAAAAGAACTTAATTGGTCAAATCCTAAAATCATTTGCTCAGACTGAAACACACGTTGAAGATTATTGGTCATCTTATGTATCGCATTGGTTTCCAAAACCAGAGATCCAATCGATGGCAGTTACATTTGGTTCATTTGAATCAATCCACGCTGAAGCATATTCATTACTAAACGAATCATTAGGCTTAGATGACTTTGCTGCATTTATGGAAGATGAAGAAGCTCGTAATAAAATTGAGCGTCTGCAGCAAGTAAACGCAGGCACGATGGATGAAATTGCTCAGTCACTTGCTATATTTTCAGCATTTACTGAAGGTGTTAATTTATTTTCATCATTTGCTATTTTAATGTCTTTCCAAATGAGAAATTTGATGAAAGGTATGGGGCAAATTGTTGCGTGGTCTGTTAGAGACGAATCATTACATTCAAAAGCAGGTTGTTGGTTATTTACTCAGTTGTTAAAGGAACGTCCTGAATTAAATACAATTGATTTACACGAAAAGGTTATTGAAGCATGTAATATTTCTGTTAATTTAGAATTTTCATTTATTGACAAGGTATTCGAAATGGGGAACTTAGATAATTTAACTAAGGAACAACTAAAGAATTTCATTTACGCTAGAGCAAATGAAAAAATGGTAGAATT